CCATTCTTGCAGGATCAGGTCAATCGCCTGTTTTGCTGAAATGTGATAAAAGTTGGTTGATCCCAGTCCCAGATCATCAACAATCCCGACCTCCCACCGGGTCGGCTCCAAAGCATCCATCAGGGCGGCAGTCGCCGTCACATTGTAAGGCCGCTTGTCGTGGATGTAGTCTCCCCAAAGCTCATAAATCGACGCCTCGCAAAAGACCCGTTGCCTGGCACCTGCCGTCTGTCTGTAAGTTTCAACTTCTTTCACAATAAACTCATGCCATTTAGCAGACTTATCACGATACAGAAGCCGATGACCTTTCAAGAGGTCCGGGTCGACCAGCTCAATGTCCAGCACATTTTGGCCGTTCAGCTCCTCCGTGTGGATGGCCTTCAATACATTTTTCAAGCCGCCCAGCGGTTCCTCGTTTTGGTTGTAATGTAACAACTTCGTCATAACCACCGCTCCGTGTAAGTCAGTTCGCCATCGCCGCCCGTGACTTTCAGATCAAATTCGCCGACCGGCAGATCAAAGAAGCTGGATTGGATGTCGCAGTCGACCGTGATGTCCAAGCCATTCTTTTTCACTTCCTCCACGTCCAATAATATCTCAACCACATCGTCCGCTATAAAATCATGCTCGATGATAATCTTTTTGCCGGTGTCCATGAGCTCTGCGACAATTTCGTTGACCTCTCCGGTAATGTTGACCGTGATGACCCCGGTCGCAGGATAACCGCCTTCGTTCTCGATTTCTTCGGCCACATCATCCGTGAATAAAACCGTCTGTTCTTGCCCATAGCCGAATGGGTCGTAGCAGACAAAGTTCAGTATCACCTCGCCGGTCTTCCTCATATTGACGATGGCGGACGATCCCTGGATGGTCGCATTATAAGTGACCGGCGAATCAGCAATCTGCAAGACCGCTGTTTTTGTGAACGCTTCCGTTTCTTTGACCAGCGCCGCCGCCAGCTTTCGTTGTGCCGCCAATTGGCTTTGTCGTGAGTCTGCGATCAATTTCAGTTCCACGGCGATTGAGCGCAAGGATAGGTTTTGGCGCAAGATCACATGACCCAGTCCGCCCGGTTTTTGAACCGTGACGGGATTGACGACCGGCAACAAGGTATTTGACACACTAGCCACTCGTACCCCAAAATTCGCCATGTCGATGATTGAGTTCCCAAATTTCAAAGAATTAACAGCCATGTCGCCTACCTCTCTTTCCGGCTCCGCAAATTGTCAAGCTCACGGGCGATCCGGTAAATATCAGCTTCTTCCCTGACAACAAACTGGTTCCCTGTGATCGTAGTCGCCGCCATGCCGCCAGAAGCCCCAGAATGCGATTTAACGGCCTCCGTGGTTCGGGGGGTATCTCTCCCTGCAATCCGTAATGCAGAACCGCCAGCGGCGACCTCAGCTGTCGCAAGTTGAATGGGAGGCATGGACGGCAGACCGGGCACGGGCAACTCAATCGCCCCGAACATTTTTTCTAACTGTTCGATGATGTAGTCAACTTCGTCAAAGAGGGTCTTGCCGTACTTCCGGATGCCTTGTCCGATGCCCTCCGGAATGAACCGCCCGATTTCTTTTTCCATGACCTTTGACGGCGACTTGATTTCCAGCGCCCGACTGATGGCTGTTTTGACCGAATTGGCTAAGCTGGTTGCCTTTCCTAGCAGGCCGGGCGTTTTCTTGTCGATGCCGACACCAACACCATCTGCGATGTCTTCACCCATCGGAGAGAACCCGGCTTTTGTCAGCAGGCCTTTGAGTGTGCTGATGATGCCGCCGCCAAAGGTTCTGGCCGCCTTTTCGGCCGCCGGTTTTTCGTCCAGGATTCCACCTGTGACCATCTGGATCGCTTTTCTGGCTGATTCCGGCATACGTGGATCTTCTAATGCCGCCCTGACTTTGTCCGCTGTAGTCATGACTGTTTCAACGGCTTTTGCCTCAAATTCAGGTGCCTTGCTCTCCCAGCCCATGCCAAGCTGATCAAAGGTGTATTCCGGCATCTCGACCCAGCGTGTGTTGCGGATTTCTTCCCACATCGTGTCTTTTTGAGCGGTGATAAGCTTTCTGGCTTCTTCGCTGATTTCTCCGACCATGCCCTGATACACATCAACCATACCGTCAACAGATCCTGCGGCTTCCCGGTAGTTAGCGTTCAGCTCGGCAATCGCTGTCGGACTGACTTTAGCTTCATCAACAATTGCTTGCACCGCATTGGCCGCCTTGCCCGGACCTAAGTTAATCATTTCGTCGATAAAATGCTCATCGACACCTAAGGCAATCAGCTCGCCCAGATTCGTCATGAAATTGCCCATCGCTTTAGCGTTTTCTTCCAGCGTTTCGATGATGCTGTCAAAGGTGATTTCGGTATCATCCTGAATCTTGGTGAAGATGTTGGTCGCTTCCTGCCGGTACTTGTCGAGAATGCCAATCATCTCATCGACATTCTTTTTCATATCATCAGTCAATGTTTCATAAGCGAACCCGATATTCTTCATGGCCTCGACTTTGGCTTCTTCAAGTTCGTTGGCCAGTCGTATCAGCTCGGCTTCGGTCATGTTGGTTTCTTCTAGCAACCGGGCTTCGGCAATAGCGAGATCGTACAAAGCATCTTCGATCTCCTGCATGGAGGCCAGCCCTTCGTCCATCGCCTTTTTCTTATCACGCTGGTTCCATGTAAAGGTGCCATCGACCGTGTTCAGCTCCTGCATCGCTACGGTCAGTTCTTCGTATTTGTCTTTCAGCTCGACCCGTTTTTCTTCGATCTCCAATGCGGCCTGACGCATATCCGCCAGCTCTTTTTCCTTCTGGGCGGTGTCAATGTATTTGCGCAACATTTCTTCGTTCATGTTCAGGCTGTCACGTTGGGCATCGTAAGCCAAATTCAAGCCATCGACCGACCCGTTCAGCTCCTCGATGATGCCCTCCATGACTTTCATGGCTCCCGCTGTCCTATCACCGGCATCCATCATCTCCAACAGGCTCGTGACATTGTTCTGGATGGCGGTTGTGTTCCGCTTGTAGGTATCGGAGATATCATCGTACTTTCGTACCGTGCGCCCGATATCCTCTGTCAGCTGGGTCACTTCATCCGCCATAGCGGAGATTTCCTCTTTCAAAACTTTGATGGCCTGACCGCCCTTGTTGCCCCACTTGTCGATGGCCGCAAAAGCCGCCACCAGCGCGCCGACCCCGATTGTCACCCAACCGACCGGGCCTTTCAGGGCGTTCAGGACGGTTTTCCAAGCGACCTGTGCCGCCGATAATAAATTCGTGCCAACCGTTGCCGCTGACAAACCTGTGACCAAATCAAACAGGTAATAGCCCAGCTTCTGGATGGCTAAGCCGTAAGTCGTGACAACCTTGTAAGCGACAAAGGCCGCCAGCAACCCCCACAAAAGCGGCTCGGCCTGTTTGGCCGCCGCAACCAACAGCTTGATGGCATCGATGACCACTTTGAAGAATGGTGCGGTGAACTGGATGGCTTTTCTTATCCCGTCAAAGACTGAATTGACAATCCGTTTCAGGCCGTCCAATAGCTCGGCAATCCCTTTGCCCGTGACGCTCCGCAAGAACTCATCGACCGTTGTCAGCAGATTCGCCAGTCCTTTGGTGACTGCCGTGCCGAGATTCTTGAATGAAGTGCCGATGCCACCCGTCATGGTGGACGCAATCTCCGCCAGCTTACCTGTGCCTGTACCAAACTCGATCAGCCGATCATTGAACTCGGCCATCGAGATTTCGCCCGACCGTAAGGCTTCTCCGAACTCACCAACCGCCATGCCATAGGATTCAGCCACCGCATCCACGCCAACACTCATCCTTGTCAGCATGGACTGCCAATCCATCATGGACGGCTTGCCTTTCTGGAGGGCCTTCATGTACATATCGATACCGGTCTGTAACTCGCCGGCCGCTGTGCCGGATGCCAACAGCGCATTATTCAGTGCCAGTGCCGAATCGGTCGCCTTGTCCGCATCCCTGAATATCAAGAACATCTGTTGCATGGTCTGTGCAATTTCGTCAAGTGTGGTCGGCAGTCCTTCAATGCCATCTGCCAGTCGCTTGACCGATACCCTCGCATCATCTGAATGGGCACCCAGCTGTTCAAGTACCCTCGGCATGTTGTTCAGCTTATCGAACCGGTCGATCGCCGATTTCATGTGATCGGATAAAATCTTGAAGGCTTTGGCACCGATGGCAACTAGCCCCAGACCGATGACCACTTTGCCCAGACCGCCGTCCAGCTTTCTTGCCTTCTTGTCGAGGTCTTGAACATCCTTGCCGGCCTTGCCAGTTTCTCGGCCCGCCCCCTTTGCGGCCTTCTCCATGTCCTCCAACGACACGGCGGCAATGTCAATGTCTTTTCCGTCAACTGTGACTTTGATCGTAATCTTGCCGTCAGCCATCTTGCGTTTCCCTTCTATCCTTTATCAGCCGATAATGGCTCTGTGCCTTCTTCATGCTTGCCCGGTATTTGGCGCTGTCACCCTTTTCTGGTTTCCAAAGCCTGATCTGGATGACCCGTTGTAAGATCGTTTTTTGCGGCAGACCCTCCAACAAGGCTTGAAAGACCCACCAGTGCATTTTCCCTTGTTGTTCGAACAGGTCGATGTCATAAGCGTCAAGAAAACTCGCATAAATCAATCCGGCATCCTGACTGAAATCGAAGTGCGGTTCTCGGTCGTCATCCTCGTCTTCATCCATCGTCGGCATCAGGTTGCCAGCGATGTCATACTGGACGGGCGTTCGTGTCTGGCTCGTGATGTACTCCTTGTAAATGTGATTCCACATCCCGATCAGGTCGCCCGATACCTCGTCATCTACCAGCAGTCTTAATGCTACCTGCACCTTTTCGTGATCTAGGAGCGTCCGATCCTCCATCACATCATGCACATCCAGCACGTTATCAAAGGCCAGATCCAGCGGATATTCCTTGCCGCCATACTCAAACGACCACGGGAGCGGGTCATTCAGGCGCATGACCGCTTAACTCCGTTTCTTTCGCTTTTTCTCCAAAGCGTCTTTCTGTGCCTGTTCCATCCTGTATGTGCGTTCTTCTGCATACTCAACCAGCCGGTCAGCAATCGCTATGGACGCATAATCATACGCTTCCTGCAATGCCCATACATCCGGGTACTTTTTATACAGTCGTTTGAATGTGCCCTCGCCAAAAGTCAGATCATAGGACAGTTCCGCCTGTGCCTTGACCAGCTCGGTTGCCTTATCAAAGGTTTCGCCGGTCATATTTTTGGGATCGTCCATGTCCGGCAGTTCGTCCACCATTTTGTCAATCAATGCCGCTCGTTCTTTCACCGCATCATCAATGCTGAGAAACCGTTTCAGGCTCTCAAAAGTCGATTCAAAGAACAGATCCACGTCACCGATGGTCACCGGGAAGCCAGATCGTTCAATGTCAATCTTAATCGGGTTGTTGTTTGGCATCCTAATCATCTCCCTGTTTTTTAGGCAAAGGGCGGTATCTCCGACCGCCCCTCCACTTTTTTATGCGTATGCTTGATTGGTTCTCTCTAAGACGTGGCCACAGTCAGCTCGACTTCCTTGTCCTCGCCAGCCGTGACGGTTACGGTGCCGCTGGCCGGTGACACAGTATCGGTGCCAGAGATGGCCGCTGTCCAATCATGGTTGCCTGCCGGCAGACCCCAAAGCAAGATGCCGTCCTCGCCAGTCGCTCGCATCTGCTTGCCGATCTGGACGATGACCCCAGCCACCGGATCACTGCTCGACCCATCCGCCGCCACAAACTTAGCGTTGCCGTACAGTGCGGCGTTCTGGTATTCAGGGATCTCTTTGTAGGTAATGTTGCAGGAAAAGCTTTCATAGCCTTCCGCCGGGCCTCCGCCGGCCACGATGTCAGTGACAACCGCCAAACCGACATACTCCTTTTCGCCGCCGGCCTCGATGACCTTGTGCCAGACCTGCCGGCCTTCGCCGGTCTTGGTCTTGAGGCTTGCGATCAACGCCTGTGCAGGATCCGCTTTGTCATGGGTGCCGGAAAAGGCATACCCGATGGCCACAGCAGTCACTTCGTTTTCGGGTGTACCATCACCATCGTAGTAAGCGTTGGTTTCGGTGTCCTCGGTTGTGTCATCGTCAATGTCCGTGATCCACTTCGCCAGCCGGAGCCAATCCGCCCCGGTCGGTTGTTCCGTGCCGTCCACCTCTGCGATGTAATGCTGTCTTAACGCATTTTTGTATCTAGCCATAATCTTTTATCCTCCGTTGTTTTCGACCGGCTCTCCCGGTTCCTCCGTTTCGTCCGGGTCTTCCGGCTCTCCGTTTTCTTCTTCTTCTTTTTCCCAAACAGTCAGTAGTGATTTGATCTGCAAGGTGAAAAACATCCACCCTTCGGTCGTTGCCTCGGAGAAAAACAATTCGTTCGTGACAGTGATTCCGCCAAAATCAAAGCTGTCGTCTTCCGATTCAATGTCCGTTGTTTTGTCCAGTTCCTGTCCAGCCTTCATCAAGGCGGCTACGGCTAACTGACGTTCGGTTTCCCTGGCCTTGATCTGGATCTCGTGGATGTACTCCTTGTCCACAACATCATCGTAATACGTCCTGACGGTCGTTGATCCCGGCAAGGCCGCTACTGAGATGGAGCTGACGCTTGCGTGGACATCCGTATAGACCGGGAACCCCAGACTCATCGCATCCAGCTTGTCAAGTAGTCGATCTTCATAATCCATGTCAGACCTTCAATCCGTTTGCCACGACTTGGAGCCATGCCCTCAAATGATTGCCTTTCGCTTTCAGATCCCAGCGTTTCCCCGTTCCCGGTGTCGTGTAGCGGTAGAAGTTCGCTTTGCCAGTGCCACCATAAAATTGCGCTTTGGCGTAGGGTGTATCCCAGCTGATCTCCTCACCGCCTGATCCGACCAGTCCGCTTTCACGGAGCGGCCCTTTGTCGTAAGGCACGTACATAGTCATATCGGCCAGCATCTGGTTGGCCAATGCATACTGTGTCCGTTTCTGCCGTTTTTTTGACAGGGCGGCTTGGATCTTATCCAGCTCGACTTTGACCACGACCGACATCAGACCACCTCCAATTCATAGGCGAACAGATCGCTACTGTCGATGTGACTGACCGGCACGACCCGGTTGATGATACTGGACTTGCCCTGAAACTCGACTTTGGATTGCTCCTTAAAATCTTTCCATGGACTTGTCAATCCGGCATAACAAAAGATGATCGCTGTCGCTGTGACCGTAGTCGTGACCCCATCCCTCGCATAGACCAGCGTGTTGTCGATCCGGCAGTTGTTGATCGTCTGTTTGGCCGCATAGGTCGGTTGGTTGTACCGATCTCTGCCGGTATATTCGGAATAATCAAATGAATGTACCAGCAAGCGTGAATCCATTGTCAGCCTAGAAGCCATGACCGACCCCTCGATACAGTAACCCGGTATTGGTCAGCGCATTGATGGATTCCTGACAGATGAATGGAGCTTCGCCGCGAGCCTGATGGCCAGATCGGAACTCTCTTGTGATCGAAGTTCGACCCAGCGTGACCTGTTGCGGTGTATCCGTCAGCCCTTTTTGGGAGCTGACTCCCGATTCGTGGTAGTAATCCACCTGAAAGGCGACTGCTGACTTGACCGCCTTTTTGCGCCAGTCAAAGTCATTTTCAAATGTCATGCCGTCATAGAAATACCGGATCAGCGTATTGATCGCCGCTTCTGCCCGAAGAATCAGCTTATCGAACTCCGGCTCTAATACCGGATCCGCCGTGAAGGTCTTGTACTCCGCATAGGTCAGGTAAGCCATGATCAGCCATCTTTCTTGATCATGCCGTGATCCAGCAGTTCTTTGACCCGCTTGGCGGCCACCCGTTTATTGGCTGGCCTCGGATACGGCTGACCTTTTTCGTACAACTTTTCTTTATCTCTGGCATCGTGAAACGGTTTTAGCACCACATACTTTGCCATCCTTGCCGCTCCTTTCCCTGATTAGGCGGTCGGTCGGCCAGTTGCCTGACCGACTTATCCGCTTATTTGATGACTACCGACTATCCGCCACCCTGAGTGCCTGTGACAGCTACCGCCGATTCGGCGTCCTTGGTGACAGTCACCTTGCCGCTGGCCGGTGTAAAGGTGTAATCCGCCAGTGCGATTTCCCAATCGTGCTCACCGACCAAGAGCGTGAACTCTGCCACACCGCTTGCGTTGGTCAGCTCTTCCACCCCGTCAATGGTGATCTTGGCATCCTGAATGGCCGCTTCTGCGCCCGTTTTGACGGTGAATTTCGCCGTTCCAGTGTGCCCCGTTGCGGTGATTGACACGACCACGGTGGTGTCCTTGACCACGGTCGCTGTGCCTGACGCATTGGTCAGGTCATAGTTGGCTTTCGCCGCAGTCCAGTTGGTCGCCCCTGCCTCCATGTCCGCAAATAGGGCGATCCCGTGTGCGTTGGTGTTCACTGTTTCAGTGCCGATGGTGATTGCCACATTTCGGACACCTGCTCCATCACCATCCTTAGCGACGAATCTTAGATTGCCTAGATCAGGAGCCGGCTGAGGGTCCGCAAACTTCGCCACGATGATTGCGTCCTTGTTCTTGGTCGGGATGTACTTGCCGAGCTTACCAGCGGCTTGAATAGCCACGCCCGCAAAGGCTTCAGAGTCAAGTGTCCGTGCGACAGGGATTGCGACCCCCGCCACGCCGACGTTATCCGGCAAGAAGTAAGCGATGTAACCATCAACGAATCTAGCGGTCGGAACTGGCTCAAGGATGAAACCCTTGAACGCATACAACGCTTGTGCGCCGATATCCACATCTGCACCCTTCAGGATGCTCGCCAACTTGCTCTCGATCAGCATGTCATAGACTTCCGGATCCACATAGGCCACCCAGCGGATGGACTGTGAAACACCATTATTGACGGTTAGCTGATAAGCGTCCGAGAACAGCTTTGCCAGCCCATCAGCAGACTTGACAACATCATCGTATTCTTTACCCGCCTGTGCCACGATATAAGTAGACAGCGTTTTATCATACTTTTCCGCCCATGCGACACCATGCAAGGCCAGTCGCTCAGCGACAACCTGATTAGGCATGTCATTGACCGTGAAATGATCAATGCCTTCATGAATCGCCAGCGGCGTATCATAGGCGACCGTGGTATCAGTCGATTTGACTTCATAGCGGTCACCGAACCGATTAGATCCATCCGAGAAGTCGCCCATACCGACATCACCGCCGGTCAGGTAGTTCTGGATGACAACATCCGTATCCGAGATCTTGAGGTTCAGGAAATTGCTTTCCGCCTCTGCCCCAGTAATGGTTTGCAGGTTGCCGCCGAACGCCCGGTAAAATTTCGCTTTGGATTCAAAGAGATCCGGGAGCATCCGTGCAAACTGCTTGGTGTAAAGTTTGATTGCCATAATGCTTTTCTCCTTCTTGATTTGCTATCTGGTAAATTTCTTGACCGCTGCCTTGAACGCCGGGTCAAGCTCCTCCTTTGGTCTGGCAGGATTCCCTGCCGCTACCGCCTGTGCGCTTGGCTCGTTTTCTGGCTCGAACAGGTAACTGTCAGATTCTTTGATCGCCTCGATCTGTTCTTTCAGCCCTTCGATGCCGTTGTCGCTGACCGTGATCTTGTCCTGATCCAGTAACGCCACGACCGCTTTCATGTTCCGTGCGCCGGCTTGGGTGATCCCCAGCTCGATGGCGGACGCTTTGCGGTGTGCGGCTAAACTGGATTCCAGCTCGGCCTTTTCGCTCTCGTATTTGGTCTGCAATTCAGCCAGTTGTGTTTTCAGTGCCTCGTCCGGGTGTTCTGCCGCTTTCAAGGCTTCCAGATCCTTGTCACGTTCGGTCAGCTGGTCTTTCAGCTTATCCGCCTCTGCTTTCGCCTCGTCCAGTTCGGACTTCGCCTTCTGGACAGTCTTTCCGTGTTCAGCAATGATCTTTTCGATCAGTTCTTTTTCAAGCCCTAAGCTCTCCAAGAATTCTCTATTCATTTTTCACTCCTTACGTTGGGATTTAACGAGGGAACGCTCCTCGATGGAATCGGTGTCAGTTCTACGGTCGCACCATACCGATTTGATTTGCCCTGATTATAACAGATCATCATGCCCTCTGTCATCTGTGTGCATAATACTTATCCACGATCCTCTGTTCCTCTGCCTTGATGTGCTTGTTGTACAAGCGTAAGGCCGCCGTCTGGCGATTGTGCAAGTTGCGCAACCGCACCATTTCGTCCATGTCTTTTAGCCGTCCAGCGATGGCTAACTTCTCCTCCGTGTTCTCGATCCTTGCTCGTAGCCTGTTCCGGGTCTGGTTGATTTCGTACTGCTTTAATGCGTCCTCCTCGTCAAACTGCATCTGCTCATTGATGTTCAATTCCGGGTCAAATGGAAACCACATGTGCCCGCAATTGATCCCTCGTGTGCCTCCTGGCGTGCCGTAACCGTAATCATACACATTCGGATATTCTGGGTTGATCCGTTCTTCGGTAATGTCCAGCACCTTGCCCTGTATCGGAGCGCAAGCAGGTCTGGCCGCCAGCTTGGACGACATCAGGACGGTCGTCAGCCCGAACTCGGCCATCCGTGCTGTTCTCAATTCGTTGTACACCCTCGCATTGGTTGACCGTAATACTGTCTTGATGTACCGCTTCATGCTCCACCGGTTGCCGCCCTTATCAATAAATGCAGACGGCACCCCAGCATCGACCCATTTCATCATCGTGCGGCTGATCGCTTTGTCCAGCGTCAAGACCCCGGATGTGTGCAAAGCCGCCGATTCTTGGATGATATCCCGGTACATCAGGCTGACCGCCCCTTCCCCAAAGTTAGTTGTGATCAGGGTCTGGTTCACAAAATTATCAATCTCGACAAATGTATTCCTTGCCATTTCGTTGATGATGTCGATGGTTGGCAGTCTCGGTGTCAGGATCTCGCCTGTCGTGTCGATGTAGCTGTCGGTGTCCTCCAACACTTTCAGGCCGTTCTTCTCAATGGCCTCGCTGATGACCTTTTCGCTGACATCAACCACTTTCCCGATTTCTCTTGCCGCCTTCCGGTTCAATATGTTCATCTGGTTGAGTTTATCCACCTGCCAAAGCGTGATGTTGATTTCTTCGCCGTCTGCGATCTGTGTTTTGATCGTATCTGCGATGATCTTTAAAAGCGATAACTGCATGTCGCCGTACAGTTTTTCGACCGCCTGTGTACCTTTGTTCAGCTCTTCAATCGTCAGCACGATTGCCCCTTTCTATGTTTTTAATCATTGCCGCCTGTCAGCTGGCTTTCAGCGTCCAGTTGCCGGGTCAGCAGGTCAAAATAACTGCGCTCCTGCTGAATCTGCTTAATCCAGTCAAGGGCTTCGTCCTCGGTGATGTCGTAGAGCCTCTGCATGGCAACTTGTTTCGGTGCCAGCTCACCCACGGTCGATTTCAGCCAGAATTCCAGTTCGCTGTTTTTGTCGCCGAATACGCCATCGTCAAAGGCTACCGCAATATCGTCCTTGACCGGGATCTCGCCTGAATACACCGGATTGCCCCGCCCGTCAAAGGTCTCACGTGCCAACTCGCAGGTTGATATAATCAGTTCTTTGATAAAATTCTCGACGTTCGTGATATGGCTGTTTCGTGTCCGGTAGGTCATCGAGTTTTCTGACACTACCTCGGTCGCTGTCCGGATACCCTCCCCGTCAAAGGTGAAGGTGCCCGCCGATAAGCCGGTCTGCATTTCCAGCGTTTCGATAAACTTGTTTATGCCCTTAATGTAGGCGTCCGCCCTGATGTCCGGCGTGATGTCTTTGTATTGCAGGTCATCAATCCCTCCGGGCATGGCCTGGTACACATTAGTATTTTCATCAAGGACTTGTCGGCGGCGGCCTTGATCGTCTACCTGCATACGCAAGAAATGATCGCTGACAATGATCTTGCGGTCAGCCTGCTCGATCTCCCAGACGAACCGGTCATAAGCTGAGTTAATCATGTCCAGCGTACTCTTGGCATTGTCACAGATGCCCAGCCCCAACGGGCTGGCCGGATCAATGTTGTTGAACCCAAACGGTTTCAGGTACGCAAAGTTCGGACGGCTGAAATGCTTGTACAACGTGTTTTCTTCAAGACCCTCATACAGGTCGGATAGCTCCACCCGTTTGCCCAGCTTACCGTCTGTATCACTCTTATACAGCTCGTTGCTGATCCGGTACAGTCCGTCATTCAACCACTCGTGGAATTCAAGGAGCGTGTAGAAAATGGCATCGCCCCGGATAACCTGCCGGGTGTGACTCGTGATGACGGCCTCACTGACATTATTGCTGTTTGAATGGAGTGGGATAAAAACGTCGGCCAGCGTCCAACTGAACTTAATCTGCCCCTCGCCAGCGTCATAATAAGGCTTGACTGCCAAACCGCCTGTCGCCAGCATGACCTGAATGTAGGTGCTGAAATTCTTGATGAAGTCGTTGTTTTCAAGCACTTGCTCGACAAACCGGGAATCGAACTTATCACTGAATGTTACCTGACACTTCTCATTGAACAGGATTGACCCCAGATGCCGGCTGACCTCGTTCAGCATATTAATAAATCGCAAGGGCCTGTCCACATCCTTGCCGTATGCGTTTTTGTAGGTTACCGGCGGATACAGCCCGCCGTAAACCCTGAAACTGTCCTTGATCCTCGCCAGCTCACCTTGGTCAAAATCGACCTTGGCATGGTCAAAGATCGAATCATATTCTTCTGCGCCCGTCATCCTGTTCACCCCTCTTTCTAAAAATCCTCGCACCCTATCCAAAATTGCCATGTCAACCCCCCGCCATGCTCAACCATGATAACTGTTTTCTGTGCCGATTTAACCGCTCTAAACTTTCTTTGTAATAATCTTCGTCCAATTCAAACCCAACCGCATTAAAACCCAAATCATGACAGGCTATCAGACTGGACGCTGAGCCGACATGCGTGTCTAGGATCAAGTCGCCTTGCTTTGCGTAGTTTTTGAGTAGCCATTTGTATAGGGCGACGGGCTTCTGGGTGGGGTGGATTTTATTTCGTTCCCTCAACACGCTATAAGTAAACATTTTTATAGGTTTTTGGATACTACACCAAGCAAGCTCGCACATAGCCAAGCTAAAATCGTGAGGTTGCACCTTATCCCATACAATGTAATTTTGCGTAGGTGGCAAATCAAAGTAGTTCCCGCCCCATATCACTTGATTTTTTGAAACTCTAACCAATTCTTCAAAGTATTCATTCGGTGGTATGTTTTTATCCCACTGTTTTTTTTCATGTGCTTGCCTTACTGGGTTCTCGCTTATTCCTATCCCATACGGTGGGTCGACAATCGCTAAATCAAAATGCTTGTCAGGGTATCTGGCCATGCCTGCCATGCAATCTTCGTTATAGTATTCAATCTTTGGCACCATCAACCCCCTTACCATACCAGCC